AAGGAAGTGGTGCTACTGAAGCGCAAGCAGGGATTTATGTTGTAAATGACAATTCTACTGGGACGCACATGGCGTTCGCAACGACCAACAGCTATGCCGCTGGGCCTCAAATAGCCATTAACATAACAAATACAGGCGTGGTTAATTTTCCGCGAGCCAGACCAACATACAGCGGCAGCGGTCTATGGGCTAGCTCAGATTTTAGCAGTACGCAAATTACTCAATGGGATACAGCCTATACCTACTCACAAGTAGGTCACTTACCTTTGACTGGTGGAACGCTTACAGGGCAAGTAGAGTTTCCATCTTCTGTATCTAATAGACCAGTGCTAACTGGCGGTTTCTTGTCGCGCCAAACTTCAGATGGTGACGCTGACATTTGGGGTATAAGTGAAACTTACTATCCTTCACAGGGAGGGTCAGACGCTTGGGGTATTCGGTGGGCATCAAGCCCAAATCAAATACAATTTGTAGGCGCAAACGCAAATAAAGTAACCTTTGATTTAGATAATGGCGCTATTACTTCAGCAGGTGTTATTACCGCTACAGGTGGAACATCTACTAACTGGAACACAGCTTATACCTATTCTCAGGTTGGACATTTACCTCTTGCGGGTGGAACGCTTACAGGTGGTTTATCTGGCACGACTGGGACTTTCTCAGGAGACGTAAAGTGGTCTGGTGGCGCTCCTTATCTGGAAGACTCGTCTAGTGAAGGTAGAATTCCTGCTCCTGCTGGCGGTCACTACTCCTTAAGCCAAAATGTTGTTACTGGCGCGTTTAAAATTAAGCTGCCTACAGCGACCAATAACAACAGCACTATGCTGACTTTTGAGGTTCGGCTTTTTGATTACAATGAAAGAGAGTCAGTGGTTCTGCAAATAGCAGGGTACGCTTATGGGTCAGGCGTAAACTGGAATAGGCAGGCAGTTCAAATATTATCGTCAACATCTGGCAGAGATTACACTGTTCGGTTCGGTTCAGACGGTACATCAAACTGCCTATGGATTGGGGAGCTTACATCTACTTGGTCTTACCCTAAATTGGGTATATTTAATTTAATGGTAGGACACTCCACTGTCCCCTCTGAGTTTGCTAGTGGTTGGGCTATTACGTTAGTCACAGCATTTGACACGGTGGAGGATACGATAACAGGAAACCTTCCTTATGCTTCGGTAGCCACATCGTTATCTGGTCAGACTTCTACCATTGCGGAATTAAACTACACTGATGGCGTTACTAGCAGCATTCAAACTCAGTTAAATTCCAAGCTAAATCTTAGCGGGGGTACGCTGACTGGCACTCTTGCAATGGGTGCTAACGCCATCACAAGTACAGGCACTATCTCTAGTGGGGCTATTACAAGCACTGGAAATATCACTACTACAGCGAACGGGAGCTTTGCCCTATTACAAGGAACCGGAATTGGTGTAGACAACACGTCAAACGCTACTAAGCGCGGCATTGCTCTTTACGGCGGATCAGGCTCTTCAACAAACCCAACTTACGGAATGATGTTTACTGGAACGGCTGGTTCTGGAACTCATGGTTCGGTTACTGGAGATTGGGCTACTTATTTCACAATGAATAGCACCTCAACTAGAGGATGGATATTTAGGGACCAGAGTACACCGGCAAACGTAGCTTCTATCTCGGCGTCAGGTAATGCAGCATTTAACGGCACTATCTCTAGTGGGGCTATAACTAGTAGTGGTAGTTTCACAATGACTGGCGGGTACTCCATGTACCTCGGCTCTACCAGTCGCTTCAGCTCAGACAATAACGGCGGTTTCGGTATTAACTATGGAACAACTAGCGGAACTGCAACCGCAAGCCTGTCGATCTACAACAACACCACGCCTACAATTCAGTTAAACCGTGACGGTACAATCTCTAGTGGGGCTATAACAAGTACAGGCACTCTGACACTTAGCGCAGATACAACCCATGTAATTAACCTCTCCGCAGCATCGGTGAATAATTCTCGCGGTATCTCTTTCAATAACAAGGTGGCGTTTTCAGCCAGTCAAGACGGTTGGTTGAGGTTAAACCAGAATTCACAGTTTGGTAACGGAGTATATACCCCTGCTGGTATCCGCGTAGATGGGAATATATTAGCCAATGGCGGCTTAAATGTTGCTTTGGGGGTATTACAGGTATCCAATGCCACAGTAATAGACGCTAGTAGAAACCTAACAGCGGTACAGGGCAATTTTTCTAGTACGCTTCAAGTAGGAGGCGGGGCCACGCAGAATCCTTACAACGCAACCTCATCAACCAGATTGCTATTTGGCGGTGGCGATTCTAATGCCCAAGACAATTATTATATCGGCACCAATATGGAGGATTTTGGTGGCAATTACACTAAGCTGGATTTACGTTGGCACACTGGCATTCGCATGGGAGCGCAGGGAGGCTATGGCGGCATAAGGTTTTACAGCGACGAAGACCTAAGTAGCAAGCTCATGTCTGTCGGGGAAGGTTCCGGTAATACTGACGTTAAAGTTTACAACAACCTTAATTTAAGCGCGGCGACAAATACGGCATCAGGCATAGCTAATGCTAGGCTTATAAATGTTTACGGATCGTCCTCACAGCATGGGTCGGTGATAGCTGAAGGCAATGTCGGTTCTTCGTTTGTGGCGATGAACTCAGGTTTAAATGGTACTAACACACCAAGCATTTATTTTAGCACCGGTTTGCGATTTGCAACGGCAACAAGCAAAACGACAGCCGGATTTGCTGAGAGATTTAGGGTTGATTCTGGGGGGGCCACGCCAACTTTCCTACAGCGAGATGCTTCTAACACAGGACATTTTGTCGGCTCTTACAACAATGTAGGCGACAACGCAACTCACACCAGCCCTATTTATACAATTGGATCTTCGTATAACCCTGCTTTAACTACTTTGGGCAATATGTACGGCATTGGCTACACCAGCGTAAACGCATCATTCATTTCTTTTACTGGCGCATCTAATTGGGGGATGTACGTTGCGGCTGACGGGGATGCAAGGATTTGGCTAGATGGAACTAGCGGGAACATATCTTCAAAAGGTTCTATCTACGCAGCAAATCATGTTTACGCTGCCCAAAACCTATATTTAGGAGACGGTACGGACGGTCGTTTTTTTAGCGATACGGCTGGTAGAACGGCTTTCGCTGATGGTGATTTTTATATTCAAGCCAGCGTTCCGCATTATTATAATTACGCGACCGAGCAGTATCACGGCGGTACGTCAGGTGATAATCATTATTTCAGAGGCAATGCTTTAAGCGGAGACAGTTGGTCTATTGGTACAACTGGAGTAGCAGCTTTTACTAATGGGTCTTATAGCGGAACCCTCACAGTTACCGGTGACATCACAGTTAATGGTAATCAGATTTATACGGCAGGGGTTTCAGACAGAGTTAAGTTTGCAGTCTGGAGTGATAGCACTTATGGAATAGGGATGGGGTCTGGCTACACGTTTGGCCCTATTAATAGCGATTACGTTATGTCGTTTCAAATGAACAACGACAATGATCGTGGGTACTGGTGGGGTGATATATCACACACTAATGCACAAGGGGCAATGGCGCTATCAACTGATGGATATTTAACGGTAGCCTCTGGAATGCGAATCGGTTACGGAGAGACCGACACTACTAAGCCATCGGCAGGCTTGCAAGTTAATAACATGATTGCAGCAAACGGCGGGTTAAGCCAAGACGGTCACACGCTAATAAACGGAGTCGACACTTGGTATCGCACCAGCTCCAATCACGGTATATATTTCGCCACCTATGGTGGCGGCGTTCACATGACGGACTCCACTTGGGTCAGAACGTATAACAGTAAAAGGTTATATGTTGGCGGCGGTGCTGCTGAGATAGCCTGCACTGGGAACGTGACTGCATATTATTCAGATATGCGTTTAAAGACTAAGACGGCGGATATTCATAACGCTTTAGAGAAAGTTAATTCCCTGTCAGGCTTTAAGTACGTTGAAAACGATCTTGCCAAAGAATTGGGTTATAGCAACGACAAGCAACAAGTAGGATTGTCAGCGCAACAAATTCAAGCCGTCTTGCCCGAAGCCGTGTCGTTGGCTCCAATTGATATGGATACCGACGAGCATACTGGCGAAATCACATCCAAATCCGGTGAAAATTACCTAACGGTTGATTATTCCAAATTAGTCCCACTTTTGGTGGAGGCCATAAAGGAGTTAACGCAAGAAGTAGAATCACTTAAAACTAAACTCAAGGAGAAATAAAAATGGCAATTACTAAAACGGAAGTGTTTTTAAGATGCGAAGTATATCCTGCAATGGATACACAAGATCCGCCAACGCAAAATGACGCTAACCCTAGAGTCTCGTATTTTTCGCAGATTACGTTTGATGATACAGATGATGCTGAATTGCCAGCGATCTCTAATCATGTCACTCATTTAAGTCGCTATGACAATGAAGGCAATCCCACGGATGTGTCTAGTTACGTTCAGCTAGTCCAAGACATCTGCGCGGCGGTCTGGACTGATGCCTGATTACGTCATTGAAGATGGCTTCGTCAAGTTCAATTATGATTTGAATGACGAGTCTTCCCAAATAACTGAAATTCCAGTTGATGAAAACCTTACAGCAGAAGATTTGATTCAAAACTACATTGACAGGCAAGAGCTAACCGCAAAATGGCTAGAACAATTGAATCAAGGGTAGTCACCGTAGGGAACGGAGTTTCAGGCTTTGCTTGGGGTTACGACTTTGGGCCACCTATTGGCAGCCCTTATGGGTCTATTAATAATTCTACAAGTCTGATCTACGGAAATAATCTAATTAGGGCTGTTTGGTGGGTAACGCAAAACAGCGGGACTATTAGCTTTGGCTTGGAAGGCGTTCATGACAATGAAGGATGGGACACCGTTGAAATAAATGGCACCAGCTATTCTCGCACCAGCATGACCTATGCGGCAAACATCACTGATTATTATGGGGCTAGAACTTGGTGGTATTTAGAAGGCGTTTCTAACCCAATTCCACAAACAGTTGGGGCGACATTTACCGTAAACGTGAAACAAAATGGCTATGTCCCAGCAAACGGCGCAATAACCTTAAACGAAATACACCAAGAGGCAGGAGGGTCTAGTGGAACATTGGTCACAATAAACGATGCAGACGTTAGAGCTAAAAGTTGGTACAGCACTATAAACGGCGCAACACCTGCTTCTGGCGCTACACAATCATTTTCTGACTTCTATTACCCATCAGCCATTAATGACACAACGATCCTGAGAAGAACTAATTCAACTGCAACGGGGGGAACAAACGGCACCACAGGTCTGACGGCGATGGTCAGCACAGGGGGTAATGGTTTTAATCAAACTTTTGATGGGGATTATTCTGTAACGGTTCAAGCAACGAGCACAGATACTTTCATCAAAATAAGATCATCATCTGGTACAAAAACCGTTTATGACCGAAACGGAAACAGCTCAACTGGAACTGCGATGGAGGAGATGTGGAAGTCAACAGGCTTCCCAGCAGCGTATTGTGCGATTCAAAGCACATCAACCTACACATTTATAAATTCTATTTTTCCGTCTGGATGGAGCTACAGCAGATTACCCAATCAAGCTCCAGCAGTCGGGACTCATTTAAGCAGCAACAGTTTAACGTCTTTCACAGCAATGACCGCAAATACTGAATACGGAAGAAAAGTAATTCAAAGAATTACGACAAATAGCACCACGAACACAATCGGAACTTTGCGAGAGACAACAAGATTTACAATCTACCTTCGCACAGCGCCTAACGGAACTTCCACAAAGAATGACAAGAACATTGCGCTGTCATTTTTGATCCACAATCTGCATATTGTTACTGGTGAAAATTAGAGGGTAACCTGATAAAATCGTCAAACCACAACTAAGGAGAGGAACATGAGCGAACAGAAGCGAGAGATGAGTGCCGACGAATATGTAACAATGGCTAAGATTGATTCATTAGCTAAACAAAACGCCGGTCAGGCTCTCAGAATAGCCGATTTAGAGGCACAACTCAGCTTGATTCAAGCACAACAGCAGCAGCAACAGCAGTCAGCAGAAGCGCCGATTCCAGGCGAAGAACCTGTCTTTGAAGAAGTTGACGAAGCGCACTAGGTGATTTATGCAAGAAGAAGCCAAAACAGTCATTGACGGTTTAGCCGTTACAGGAACCGTGGCAACGATGGCTGGTTGGCTTCCGCCGCTTGCCTCTGCTTTAACAATCATCTGGTTATCTATTCGGATCTGGGAAAGTCCTACGATTCAGAACATCTTTAGACGAGATGTCTGATGATTGCCGAATTAGCTGCATTTAACGCTGCCTATTCGGTGCTGAAGGAGTTCATCGGAAACGGCAAAGACTTGTCCGATTGCTTTGGCCAGATCGGTCAGATGACTAATGCCAAGGAAGACTTGAAGGCGCGTCAAGAGAAGAACAAGAAGTCTTTGTTTGCTTCTGACGCTGAGGAGTTTATGGCGCTGGAGCAAATCAAGAAGGCAGAGCAAGAGTTACAAGATTTCATGGTTTATTACGGCAGAGCAGGATTATGGGATGACTTTATCATCTTTCAGGCTAAGGCTAGGAAAGCGAGACTAGAAGCAAAGAACGCGCACATCCAGAAGATTAACAAGCGAATGCACATAGCAGGACTTTTGGTTTCGTGTGGTCTAGTTGCGGTCGGCTTGTACGCTTGCTTTACTATTATTTATGCGATTGTCCAATAACCAACAAGGAGAATAAAATGATGGAATATCTGAATCTAGCGACAACACTGGTGGCGTTCTGTAGCGCAATTTGCGCCTTAACTCCCACTCCAAAAGATGACGCTATTATCGCCAAAGTCTATAAGGTCTTGGAGATGTTTGCGCTGAATATCGGCAAAGCTAAAGAATGATTGAAAAACTCATTGGTCCCGTGACGGGACTTCTTGATAAGTTCATAGAGGACAAAGATCAAAAGAACGCCTTGGCGCACGAAATTGCAACCATGTCGCAGAAATACGCGCAAGAAATTGCTAAAGGCCAGATGGCTATCAATGAGGTCGAGGCGGCCCACAAGTCGCTGTTCGTGTCCGGCTGGCGGCCCGCCACCGGATGGTGCTGCGTTTTTGCTTTAGCTGGGAACTTCATGGTTATACCGTTTACCAATTTTGTTTTGGCTATATCGGAGGTCGATATAGTGGTGCCTCTTATTCCTCTGGACACTATGATGCCCGTTCTTTTAGGGATGCTGGGGCTTGGCGGGCTTAGGACGTATGAAAAGCACAAAGGCGTACACAGGGATAAGTGATGTTTAAGTATTTTACGTTGGAAGAATTCGCGTGTCAGGAGACTGGCGAGTGTTTTATGAAAGAGGAGTTTATTCATGCCTTGGATGCACTACGTCACGAATGCGGTTTTCCGTTTAAGATCACTAGCGGTTACCGCAGTAAAACTCACAGTCTCGAAGTTAAGAAGCCTGGCGGCCCAGGAAAGCACACTGCAGGCATTGCAGCTGATATTGCTGTTAGCAATGGGGCTCATCGGTTCATTATTGTTGCTAACGCTATTAAGCTAGGCTTTTCAGGGGTGGGCATTGCGCGCTCGTTCGTACACTGCGATATCCGTGAGACTACTCCAGTCATCTGGACCTACCAATAAAAAGGGCCCCGTAGGGCCCCGAAAGGATGTGGCCATGACACCACATGGCAATTATAAACACATTTAGTGTACATATGTAAACAGTCTATGCTACCATGTGGTTTCCAAAGGAGGAGACTAACATGGAAACATCAGAGCAAATCAACGAGCTAGCCCCTGCATTAAGCAAGCTGCAAAGTTCAATCAGTAATCCCGTCAAAGATGCTAAGGCTCATCACAGTCGATACGCATCGTTCCCATCCGTCTTAAATACGATTCGGCCGCACCTGGCTGAGAACGGCTTGTCTATTGTGCAGACCTCTCGTAAGGATGAGTTGTACGGGTCAATGCATGTGATTGTCACAACCAGGCTGCTGCACAGTTCTGGCCAGTGGATCCAGGAAGACATATCTTCTGCGATCAACATGAAGGCGCAGAACAGCATTCAGGACATGGGCTCGCTTATTTCTTATCTGAAGAGGTACGCCATCCAGGGTCTGGTGCTAATCGCTGGTGATGACGATGACGACGGTGAGGCGGCTGCCAGAACTCAGCCTGTTGAGCAGGATGAGAAATTTAAGCCTATCATCTTCATGCAAATGCAAGAGCTAACTAACCTGGCAAAGCAGAAAGGTGTCAACATTGACCTCATAGCTAAGGCTTATCAGTGCAGTGAGCTCAAAGATATGAGCGTGACTCAATATGAACAGGCTAAGAAGAAGCTAGAATCTAAACCGGACAAAGAATCATGATCTTGCATGATGTGCAACAAGGTACGCCTGAATGGCATGCGCTTCGCATGCGTCCCACCGCTAGCAACTTCCGTCGAGTGTTCACCTCGCAGAAGAAACGGTCAACATCGTTTGATGAATATGCGATTGAGCTCACTGAAGAGATCAAGGCCGGCAGAAAGCTCGAGACCTTTAAGTCTGAGTGGATGCAACGCGGTAATGACATGGAAGCCCAGGCTAATGCAATGTTTCAGTTAGAGACCGGGCTTGTTACAACGCCCATTGGGTTTGTTACTACTGACGACGGCAAGATCGGATGTTCGCCTGATGCCATTGTGCATGACGACGACAAAGGCGAGACGGCATTGCTCGAGATCAAGTGCCCTAAGCCAACAACTCACATCAAGTATCTGTTAGCTAATAAGGTGCCGGCAGACTACATACCGCAGGTCCAGGGTCAGCTCTGGATAACGGAAAAACCATATGCTTACTTTATGTCGTTTCACCCAGATCATGAGAGCTTGATCATTCGGGTAGAGCGAGATGAGGAGTATATCTCTGGCCTAGCAACAGAGTTGAATAAACTGCTGGATAAAGTAAACGCAAACCTTAAAAAGTTAGGAGTAGTAAATGGAGTATGATAATAGGGGAAGAGTAAGTCTGTGGAAGAACACGAAGGAAGGTGATAGGCAGCCTTATGTTGATGGCAACCTGGTGGCTCACAGAGACATCAAGGAAGGGGAGACTATTCGGATGGCTCTCTGGGTTCAGAAAGGCGCAGCGAGCAATCAGCCGGTTTTGAAAGGGCAGATATCAGATCCTTTGCAGCATAACGGAGAAAACACTTCTGATCTGGAATCTAGTGTTAGCGAGGAGGAAATCCCGTTTTGAACTTGCACTTCGGAGAATGCCTGAAGCGCGCTCAAGATGCAGCGGGGGTCACTAACCGTGACCTCTGCGAGCATTTTGGAGTGACCAGGCAACAAATATATCGCTGGCAACAAACCAAGGACGCGAGGCTATCCCTGGTAGAAAGGTTCAGCGAGTACTTCAATATGGCGCCGTCAGATTTTATTGCGTAAAGGAGGGGAACATGCAGGGGCAATTTTGGCTAGTCAAAGACAGAAGGGATCTTGATCAAGCGATAGATAACTTCAAGTCTTACATCATTAATGATTGGGACTTTAAGAAGCCGCTCACTTGGCAACCTAAAGAGTACAAGAGTGTCCGGTCGATTAGCCAGAATGCCCTGTTCCATATGTGGGTGAGAGAAATCACCGAGCACTTTATTTCTCGCGGTGGAAATGTAGAATGGACCACTGAGGAAAACGTCAAATTGTATATAAAACAACAGTTTCTAGGATTTGAAGATATCCGATTTAACAAGACTGTTATTCCACAGCAACTCAAAAGCACCAGGAAATTGGACCGTGGCGAGATGTACCATTTTATGGATCAAGTTTACTATTGGTCAGTTGAACTGGGCTGTCATTTGACCCTGCCAAAAGAATCTGAATATATGAAGATAAGAGCAGAGACCAATGCCTGAGACGTTGAGATCAAAAGCATTAAAGAAATTGCAACTGCTTTCTAGGATCGCCGCGGCAGATGCAAATGGTTATTCTCAATGCGTATCTTGCGGGATCAAGAAGCATTACAAAGAAATGGATGGTGGACACTTCCTACCAAAGGGCAAGAGCTCGTATTGGGCCCTTGAGGTAGAGAATGTTCATCCGCAGTGTAAAAGCTGCAACAACTGGGGTATGAGGTACGGCAGTGCCGCACAGTCATACACCATGTGGATGGAGGAGTACTACGGTCGAGACTTTGTAGAGGAAATGATAAGGGACCAAAAGAAAGTCAAGAAGATCTACGCAGCCGACTATAGGGATATGATCAAGGAATGGTCTGCACAAATAAAAGCTCATGAGCGACGGATATGCCAATAAGACTTACTCCAGATCATTTAGATTTTTGCGTCACTGACCTTCAAGCGGAGGCTGTGCAACTTTACTTAGACGGGCACTCTTTAAAGAGTATTGCCAAAAAGCAAGGCAGGGAATACAAACGTGTACACAGATCATTACAATCGATCGAGCAAAAAGCGGCTTTCAAGGGCATTGCCAGGGATTATGACCTGGTACACCAAACTGCACCGGGTTTTGTCACGAAACGTGTATCTACAGCGTATGGCGAAGATGGTAACGTCAAGCTGCAGTGGCATATTCAGGAGCCTGAAAAAGTCGCGATTACTGAGATGGTTCGCGAAGTGGTGGATGGTTTTGTGGAGAAGCTACAGGGTCGTCATAGTCCGAGAAAGCATAAAGGTAGCGTGGTGGAAGACTTACTATGCTCATATATCATCGGCGATCACCACCTTGGAATGCTGGCTCATTCGGATGAGACGATGGGTGACGATTACGATGTCTCGATATCGAAAGACCTACTTACCAAAGCGACCGAAAGACTAATATCCGTAGCGCCTGACGCGAAGGTTGGATTGTTGCTAAACCTGGGTGACTTTCTACACATCAACGATTCCACAAGCACAACCCCTGCGTCTAAACATTTGTTAGACTCTGATGGCCGTTATGGCAAGACCATTAGAGAGGCAAGTATATTGATCAGGAACATGATCCTGGCAATGTTAGACAAGCACGAAGAGGTCTGGGTTATTAATGTCAGGGGAAATCATGATCCTGATGCCTCGTTGTGGCTAAATGAGGTTATGAGGCTTTTCTTTGAGTCTGACCCACGCGTCCGTGTATTCGACAATTTATCTAAGTTTGTATGGTTCCAGTGGGGGAAAAATTTAGTTGTCACGCATCATGGCGATAAGATCAAGATGGCTAATCTTTACGGCTCGATTACCAGGAATCTGAGAAAGGAATGGGGCGACAGTCAGCACACCTTTGTATGGACCGGCCATGTGCATCATAAGAACCAGGAGGAGTACGGAGGGGCCATCTTTGAATCATTTAATATCTTGGCACCACCCGACGCCTGGCATGCCGGTAGCGGCTACAGCAGCTCTCGCAGCATGAGTTGCATTGTGCTTCACAAAGATTACGGTGAAGAGGGAAGACTAAAGGTAAACATTGAGAGGATCCAAGATGACAGCGTTTGATGACCAAATCGGAGGTACGCATTACAAGCACATGATGATACAGCCAACTGAGTACATCATGGCTAATAATTTGGGCTGGTGCGAAGGGAACGTAATAAAATACATTTCTCGATGGCAGAATAAGGGCGGAGTTGATGACTTGCGGAAAGTTATACATTACACTCAGATTTTGATTGAGGCTGAAATAAGGGAAGAGTAATGGCGGCAGCAGGGAGGCCAGGGAGGCCACGAACGGCGGGACCGTTCAATACCAGGGAAGAGCTCGAGCAAAAAGTTGCTACCATGCGTCTGCATGGGATGCCAATGATTCACATTGCGAAAGAGCTCAAACTAAATAGGCGTACTATCAAGCAGATCGTTTGTGATCTGTCGTTAGGTGCCGGCTGGGCTAAGGGAGGCCCATTTAATCGCTAAGGGAGGAGGCTCACGAACCGGCCCCCTAATTCTCTTATAACTCGATTGAATAAACAACCTAAGTTTTAGATAGAGGGGCTCGCTTGTGCCTCCATTCCATATAGCAAGCCGTCGTCATCTTGACGTTAAAAGTGATTAGCAGCCACGACCTTTAAGAGGCGGGAATAAACAGCGGAAGGGTCCCAGTTAAAAGGGGCGCAGAATGGCACTGCGTTAACAAATGTTTGCTGATGACCGTGGCGGCTATGGGCAGAATATAAATCAGTGTAAGGGGACCAACAGCCTCTAAATGACCACTATTGCCAAAAAAAACTGGGAGCGTAAATGAACGATTTGGTGTTCACGCCGGTAGAGTTAGAAGAGTGGCCTGAACCCTTGTCTGACGATATGCAGAAGCGAATACAGCACGGGATAGAAAAAGGGCTAGACGAGCTGTTAGAGAGCGAGTGGTTTGTGAATTTGGTAGATCAACGAGTTCGCATGGTAATTGAGATAATGAACGAAGAGTCAGAGGCGGCAGGGCTGTCTGGTTCGATTATTAAAGATGTTCTATCAGGTTCATGATAATTCGCTAAAACGTGAAAAACATTCAACCACAAGCCCGGGATACTCGGTTAGGATCAGAGGTTCGATCTAACAGGGAGGAAAGGCAAAATGGAGTTGAGACCACATCAGGTCCTGGCATACGACATGGTGAGAGCGTCGATAAGGGCAGGTTATCGATGTCCGATAATTGCAGCGCCATGCGGGTTTGGTAAAACCTTTACAGCGGTAGACATCCTTACAAAGGCGGCGAAGAAAGGGAATCGCGGCATATTCATTTGTGATCGTATTAAGCTAGTAGACCAGGCGATAGACGCGTTTCACGCAGCCGGTGTTGACGTAGGTGTTATCCAGGGCGAGCACAGACTTGCTAATTCAGATGCCCAGATACAGATAGCCAGCATTCAGACGCTGATACGAAGAAAGCGTAAGCCTATCTTTAACGTCGCGATCGTAGACGAATGTCACATCCACTATAAGGGCTTGACTCAGATCATGAGCGATTACGGCGCAGTGCCCTTCATAGGGCTTTCTGCTACGCCATACAGCAAGGGCCTTGGTAAACATTACGACGATCTGATTGTTCCGATAACCAGTGAGGAATTGATACGCCAGGAATACCTGGTGCCTGCTAGATACTTTGCCGGTCATACACCCGACCTAAAAGGTGTTGGCAGGAAGTACACGCTCACAGGAGCCCGGGACTGGGACCCTAAACAGCTTTCCACAGCGGTGGAGAAGGATCAGAAGCTGGTTGGAGACATTATCAAGAACTGGCAGAAGCACGGCCAGGGCCGGCAGACAATTGCCTTTAGTCCGTCCATCAAGCATTCACAGACAATGGTAGAGATGTTCAGGGCTGCTGGTATAAGTGCCGAGCACATCGATGGCTACATGGACGTGGAAGAGCGGCAGTGGCTTTATGACGCGCATGACAAGGGTGAGTTCAAGATACTGAGCTGCTCAAGGCTGTTGAACACTGGTTACGATGCCCCGCAGGTCAGTTGCATGATCGACGCATTCCCTACAGCAAGCCTGGTCACCTGGGTGCAGCGATGCGGCCGAGTGTTAAGGACATGCGAGGGGAAGGTTGATGCGA